CAGGTTCAATTCGCAGACCATAGCCCACGATTGACAGGACCGCCTTAACGATCTCCTGATACGTCGATACTGTTCAAAGTCTCTCTGACCAAAAGATGCACAGACGATCCTCTTCGCGCCGATCCCCAAAAGAACCAACACCAAAAGGCCGCAACGGCTACCAACTGCCGCCGCCTGCGCATCCCTTCTCACAACACGGTATTAACTTGTCAAAGATGCCGCCCGATGCGGAAACCGTTGCACGGCCGAACCCGTGGGGTTCGACTGGCAAGCACCGGTTTGTCGGGCTTCCCCGTCGCGTGTCGGTCGCTGCCGGTTCGGCGGCGCCGGCGTCGTTCGCGTCGGGAGGCGCTTTATAGGCGGCACCCCCCAAACCACGCAAGTACTTTTTTCCCTAAAACAGAACTTTTTCGGAAGGCCCCTCAGAAGGCGGCCGATCGTGCTCGATCCGGGTGATTGGCCACCACAGCCTCCGCCATCGCCGTCATCACCATCGAAGCACCCCGGCTTCCTATCAACCTTCTGTTCCAAAAGGCTTTTTCAGAAACATATAGCCAACGCCGACGGATTAAGACAATGATCCGTTCACAGGATTTATATCCTGAATTCGGCTGAAATCGACGGCATGACAACGCCCGCCGGCCGTCCATGCCCGCTGATCCGTCTATATCGGAGTCTCGACGCCATGCTGCTGCACGCACTGCTCAAACAAGTCGAAGCCGGAGGGCTGGGAACCGAAGGGGAGTCCCTGTTCCTCGGCCGGGCACCGCAAGAAACCGTCGCCGGATCGGTCTTCCTGCCGCGGGGCGGAAGCCGGCGCGATTATGCGCAAGGCCTCCGCCGGCTGTCCTTCCAGGTCCGCACCCATGATCCCGATTATCTCGCGGGAGAGGCGAAAGCCTTGGCGATCGCCGATGCCCTGACCTTGCGGGCAACCCCGGCAGGCAGCTGCTTCGTGACCCTGTGCCTGCCCCAGCATGAGCCGTTGATGCCCCATGACGAGGCGGCAAGCGCCTTCACCTTCATCGTCAACTATCGCGCCGACTGGCGTGTCGCCTGATCAGGAGATTGCTCATATGTCCATCACGACCGAAGACATCGCCCTCGGCATCTGCGACGTCACCTTCCATGGTATCGATCTCGGCTCGACCAAAGGCGGGGTCGAAGTGACAGTCAAGACCACGAATTTCCAGGTCAAGGCCGACCAGATGGGCGAGACGCCCCTGAAGGACGTCATCACCGGTACCGAGGTCTCGGTCAAAGTGCCGATGCTGGAAACCAACCTGACCAAGCTGCTGGCGGTGATGCCGCAGGCGGTTGGTATCGGCACGGCCGGCGCCGAGGTCGGGGTCGAGATCCGCTCCGGCGTCAACATCGACCTGCTGGCCATCGCCGCCCCGTTGAAGCTGCACCCCACCGGCCAGCCGTCCTCCAAGACCAAGGACGACTTCGTCGCCTTCAAGGCCGCCCCGCTGCCCAACTTCACCTTCAAATACGAGAATGGCGGCGAGCGCGTCTATGAGGTGACGTTCAACTGCTATCCGGACAGTGGCGCCGGCAACCGCATCGCCGCCTTCGGCGCTCCCGCCGCCGCCTGAAGGTGATCCCCCGGCGGCCACGGGCGCCTTTTCCCCCGCGGCCGCCCCCCAAGCGCATCCCATCTCCTGCGACCGGGACCATCATGCCGCAGCCCACCCTTTTGAACCTCGATGAGTTCCGCGTTTCCCGCAGCGTCGTCATCGGCGGGCGCGAGCGCATCCTGAAGAACATGACCGTCGAACAGTTCCTGCAGGCCGGGGACATCGAACGGAAGCTGGAGGAGGCCGGCAGCGAACGGGCGCAGATCCCGATCCTGATCGACCTGATCGCCGGCCATCTCGAAGACACCCCGCGCGAGGACATCCTCGGCCTCGACCTCGCGCAGCTCATGATCCTGCTGGCCTTCATCCGCGGGATCGGTCCGACGGAAGGAAGCGCGCCGGGGCAGAACAGGCTGGAGGAGAACCGACCGGGGGAGTCGCGGGCGGGCAAGCGGGGGAGCCGTCGGGCACGCTGACGCGGCTCGACTTCGCCTATTGCTTCGCCCGCGTCAGCCGCTTCTACGGCATCGATCCGCTGCGCCTGCTGGCGCTGCCGGTTCGGATGTTCTGGGCCCTGTTCGGCGAGATCGACCGCCTGCGCGCGGAGGAGATGGCCGACTGGTTGCCGGTGCATCTGACCGCCGCCGGCATCGGCGCCAGCGAGTTGCACGACCGCTTGCGCCGGCGGGTCGGCACCCCGCTCGTCTTTTCAAGCCAGCCGGAAGACGGACGAGCGGACGGGCAGCCGGGCCTGACGGAAAGAGCAAGAACCAGGCTGCGTGCCCGCTTCGGTTAACAGAAAGGGAGCATCATGGCCGACGCTTCACCATCCTCGACCATAACATTGAACTTCGACATCAAGCCTTTCACGGTGACCGTAACGGGGGCCGCGGCGTCCGTCGTGCTACAGACGACCAACCAGACGGCGGGCTCCGCCCAGGGACAGGCCGCCCCGGCCGCCGGTGGGACGGGCCAGGACAAGAAGCCATTCTTCCAGGGGGAACTCGAGAAAGCCCAGCAGACACAAGACGCCCTCTTGAACGGATACAATCTGTCCATCGGCCAGCAGGTACAGCTCAAATTCAGCGACGGCATCAAGGAATTCGTCGACAACTGGAAAAGCGGCGTCCTCAGCGTCATCAACAAGCAGGCGACGATCGGCACGGCGTTCGACAAGCTGGTCGTCGGCATGCGGAAGAAGCTGCGTGACTTCTTCGTGAACTGGGCCTCGGAACAGGTCGCCGTCGGTGCCCTGGATCTGCTTGGTATCAACATGAAGCCAAAGGATCCCGCCCAGGCCGCCAAACAAGCCACCGCGCAGACAGGGGGAAACGCGACCTCGTCGACCAATGCGGGGACGGCAGGCGGATCCTCGCCCAACCAAGCGACCAACACCGCCACCAGCCCGACCGCTTCGAGCGAAACGGGCTTCCTGGACGCCCTTCTCTCGAATCTCAGGCCGGATAGCCTGCTTGGAACCATCACGTCCAAACTATCCTCGCTTTTCAAGCGGGATGGGTTCCTCGACAGCCTGATGTCGGGAATCTCCGGCCTCTTCTCCTCGCTGTTCGGCAAGAACGGGCTGGCGGGGGGCATCCTGTCGGGCATCAGCAGCGTCATCTCGTGGATCTTCCACAGCGGCGGCGTCATCGGCGAAACCTCCCGGCCGGGACGGACGCTGTCCGCCGGCCTGTTCACCGGTGCCCCCCGCTTCCACAGCGGCGGTCTGGTGGCGGGTGAGGTGCCGATCATCGCCCGCAAGGGCGAGGCCGTCTTCACGCCTGAACAAATGACGAACGCTGATCGGCTGATCCAGGCGGCACAGGATGGCGGCCGCGCGGTCAACCAGTCGGTCACGGTGAATGTCGCCGGCGGATCCACCGGCGACCGCGAACAGGACAAGGCGCTGGCCGAGCGGATCGGCGCGTCGGTCAGGGAACAGCTGCGCGCGATGATGGGCAACGAGCTACGCCAGCAGATGCGTCCCGGCGGCATGCTGAACAACATGAGCTACGGAGGCTGAGCCATGGCCGCTGCGACCACGAGCCAGGCACCCACGGGCCAGACCGCCGTCCCGGTCTTCCTGCCGCCCTGCCCGCCGATCACCGGCAGCAGCATCGAACCGGAGGTGAAGGTACTGACCGCCGGCTTCGGCGACGGCTACACCCAGCGGGCGCCCGACGGCATCCACAACATCCGCGACCAGTATGCGTTGAGCTGGGAGTATCTCGACACCGACCAGGCACGGGCGATCGAGGAATTCCTGCGGGCGCGGCGGGGTGCGGAAAGCTTCCTGTGGACACCGCCCGGCGAGCCCGCCCCGCGGCGCTGGATTTGCGGCAAATGGAAGCGCACCCGCACCCATTACCTGTTTTCCAGCATCTCCGCGACCTTCGTCGAGGTCTTCGACCTCTGACCGGCCGTTCCGGCGCCCATCAAGGACTTCACGATGAGCCAGACCAACATCCCCGGCTGGGATGGACGGCCGGCGCTTGCCGCCGCCGCCCAGTCGCCCGATCCCGGTGCCTATGTCACGCTGTTCACGCTGGACCTGACCATGTATCCCGGCGGGACGATCCATCACTTCACCCCGTCGGGCAGCGGCGGGGAACCGGTCCTCTTCGGCGGCATCGCCTATGTCCCGGTCGAGATGGAGACCGAAGGGTTCGAATGGACCGCGACCGGCGCGCTGCCGACGCCGCGCCTGCGCATCGCCAACATCAACCGCCAGATCTCGGCGCTGATCTATCAGTTCTCCGATCTGCTCGGCGCCAAGGTCAGGCGGCTGCGCACCTTCGACCGCTATCTCGATGGCCGGCCCGAAGCCGACCCGTTGGCCTTCTTCCCGCCCGACCTCTACCGGGTCGAACGCAAGAGCGCCCACACCGCCACCCATGTCGAATTCGAGCTGTCGGCGGCGATCGACCAGGAAGGCGCCATGCTGCCCGGCCGGCAGGTGCTGCGCGACGGCTGCACCCGCCGCTATCGCCACTGGACCGGATCGGGCTGGTCGTTCGAGGGGGCCGATTGTCCCTATGCCGGCGACGCCTGCTTCACCGCGACCGGCGAGCGCGCCGACCCGGCCAGGGATGCCTGCGGCAAGCGGCTGGCCGACTGCCGGCTGCGCTACCCGAACAGCCAGGATCTCCTGCCCTTCGGCGGTTTTCCCGGCGTCTCCCGCATCCGGGTCTGACCCCGGTATCCCTTCCCTCCAGGATGAGAGGAGCCAGCAGCGCATGTTCACCGCTGACGCCATCCTCGCGATGAAGCGCCACGCCCTTGCCGACTATCCGCGCGAGAGCTGCGGATTGGTCGTGGCCGGGAGCTATCGGCCGTTGGCCAACCACGCCACCGACCCCGCCGCCCATTTCCGCATCGACGATGCCGATTACCTCGCCCATGCCGGCGCCATCGAGGCCATCGTCCACAGCCATCCGGACGGACCGCCCCACCCGTCCGCCGCCGACATGCGCGGCCAGATCGACAGCGCGGTCCCCTGGGCGATCCTGGCGACCGACGGGGAGCGCTGCTCCGAGCCGATCCTGTGGGGCGACGGCGTGCCGGTGCCCGATCTGATCGGCCGCGAATTCCGCCACGGCGTCACCGACTGCTACGCCCTGGTCCGCGACTGGTTCCTGCTGGAGCGGGGCATCCGGCTGCCGGATTTCCCGCGCGACGACGAATGGTGGCACGCGGGCGGGAATCTCTATCTCGACCATTTCGCCGATGCCGGCTTCTCGGTGGTCCGATCCGGCGAGGCGGTCGCCGGCGACGTCGCGCTGATGACCGTGCTGTCGCCGGTGCCCAACCATGCCGGCGTCGTCCTCGACGGCGGCCTGCTGCTGCACCACCTGCCGCGCCGCCTGTCGCGCCGCGAACCCTTCGGCCCCTGGCACCGGCAGATCGTCCACATCCTGCGTCACAAGGATCTCGCTCATGGCTAGGATCCATCTGCATGGCGCGCTCGGCCGCCGGTTCGGGCGCTGCGCCGACTATCAGGTGCGCGACGCCGCCGAGGCGATCCGGGCGCTTGCCGCCAATCATCCCGATTTCGACAAGGTCTTCCGCGAAGGCTCCTACCGGCTGGTCCGTGGCCCACGTTCGCGTGGCGGCATCGACCTGACCCTCGACACCCTGACCTTGGGGCTGGGCAGCGCCGACCTGCACATCATCCCGGTGCCGGCCGGCGCCAAGAGCGGCGGCGCCGGTAAGGCGATCATGGGCGCGCTGATCATGGTCGTGGCGATCGCCGCGTCACCGGCGGTCGTCGGCGCTCTCGGCCCGACCCAGGGGCTTGGTGCGGCCGCCTTTGAAATCGCCGGATATTCAGTGTCCTACGGTTCGATCGCCCTGTTCGGCGCGTCGATGATGCTGTCCGGCATCAGCCAGATGCTGTCGCCGACGCCCAAGGCCAATCTGCCGGACACCAAGCAGAGCTATCTGTTCTCCGGTCCGGCCAATGTCAGCGAACAGGGCGGGTCGGTTCCTCTGGTCTATGGCCGCTGCTGGGTCGGCTCGACCGTCGTCTCCTCCAGCCTGGACAGCGTGCAGATCGGATCCGCCCAGGCCCAGCCGGCGGCGTCCGCCATCACCACAACTTCGGATGGAAATCCGGCGGGCGGCATCCAGGGGGCCAAGGGCGGCGGTGGCAAGTCCGGCCGCGGCGGCTCCGGCGCCACCGAGGATCCCAACAGCCTGCAATCCGCCGCGACCGCCCGGGTGATCGACCTGCTGGGCGAGGGCGAGATCGTCGGGCTGGTGGACGGGGCGAAGAGCATCCATTTCGACGGCACGCCGCTGATCGCCCCCGACGGGTCGGTGAATTTCAAGGGCGTGACCTGGGAACAGCGCCAGGGCCTTCCCTCGCAGCAGCCGATCAGCGGCTTCACCGCCAGCGAAACCACCGTCGCGGTCGGTACCGAGGTGAAGCAGGCGAGCCCGGTCGTCCGCACCATCCATGGCGACGAGACCGACGCCGCCCGCATCGTGCTGCGCTGGAACGCCCTGACCGAACAGGACACCTCCAACGGCAATCTGCACGGCTCGACGGTGCAGCTGTCCATCGAAGGGCGGGCGGCCGACGGGCGCTGGACGGTCCTGGTCGAAGACACGGTGACCGGCAAGACCACCAGCGCCTATGAACGGTCCTACAAGGTCGGGCTGCGCCAGCTGGGCAAGAGCCCTTACGACATCCGCGTCAGCCGCGTCACCCCCGATCCGACCCGCGCCTCGGTCCAGAACAGCTTTTCCTGGTCCCATTACGCCGAGATCGTCGAGTCCAAATTCGGCTACGATAATTCGGCGCTGGTCGCGCTGACGGTCAAGGCCGAGGAGTTCGGAAACTCGATCCCCGAACGGGCCTATGACGTCAAGGGCCTGAAGATCAAGGTCCCGTCCAACTACGATCCGGAGAAGCGGACCTATTCCGGCCAGTGGGACGGCAGCTTCAAGACCGCCTGGAGCGACAACCCGGCCTGGGTGCTCTATGATCTGCTGACCAACAGGCGCTACGGCCTGGGCCAGTCGATCTCGGAAGCGGCGGTCGACCGCTGGTCGCTCTACAGCATCGGCATCCATTGCGACCAGCCGGTCAAGTCGGGCCGGACCGACGGCAGCGGCCGCGACATCATGGAGCCGCGCTTCACCTTCAACGGTGTGATCTCCGGCCGGACCGAGGCCTACCGCGTCCTGCAATCGATCGCCTCGACCTTCCGCGGCCTGATCTTCTGGTCGGCCGGCGGCGTGCTGGCCCGCGCCGACATGCCGGCCGACCCGATCAAGCTGGTGACACCGGCCAACGTCATCGGCGGCGCCTTCACCTATTCCGGCACGGCGCTGAAGGCCCGGCACACCGCGGCGCTGATCACCTTCAACGATCCCGAGGACGGTTACCGCCCGACGGTGGAGGTGGTCGAGAATGGCGGGATGATCCAGCGCTACGGCTGGCGGCCGATCGAGGCGACGGCCTATGGCTGCACCCGGCGCAGCCAGGCCCGGCGCCTCGGCCTGTGGATGCTCGACAGCGAGCAGCATGAGACCGAGACCGTCACCTACCGCTGTTCCTTCGATCATCTCGACGTCATGCCGGGCGACGTGATCAAGCTGGCCGACCCGAACTGGGCCCTGGTGCGCACCGGCGGCCGGATGGTCGGCTACGATCCGGAACGGCAGGTCGTCACGCTGGACGACACGGTGACGCTGGAAGCCGGACAGAGCCATGTCCTGGCATTGACCCTGCCGGACGGGCGGCTGATCGACTGTCCGGTCCGCCGCCCGGTGCAGGGGGATCACACCACCGACCAGCTCGCCATCGATGCGGCTCCGCTCGGCGGCGCGGTGCCGCGGCCGCATGCGGTGTGGATGCTGACCGCGACCAATCTCGCCCCGCGTCTGTTCCGCGTGCGCGCCGTCAGCGAGAAGTCGCCGGGCGTCTACGAGGTCACCGCCCTGCTGCACGAGCCCGGCAAATATGCCCGGGTCGAGGAGGGCGTGCAGATCGAGCCGGTGGCGACCCAGAGCGCCGCCAACGCCATCCCCTCCCCCACCAATCTCGCGGCGGTGGAAAGCGCCTATTGGGTCAACGGCCTGCCGCAGGCCCGGCTGACCGTCAGCTGGACGCCCAGCGACGATGCCCGCATCGCCGGCTACCGCGCCGACGTGATGACGCCCGGCGGCCAGTGGCAGGAATGGAAGGTCACCCGCGCCGGCAGCTTCGACATCGAACCGGCGGCGGAGGGCGTCTATACCATCCGCATCACCGCACTCGCCTATGACAACCGCCGTTCGGGGGCGGCGGAAATCCGGGCCACGGTGCGCGGCAAGGGCACGCCGCCCGGCCAGCCCGCCGGGCTGGTCGCCACCGGCGGGCTGCGCCAGATCTCCCTGTCCTGGATCAATCCGCCCGACACCGACCTTGCCCACATCGAGGTGCTGGAGAGTGCGGCGAACACCCTGTCGACCGCCGCCGTCATCAGCACGGTCAAGGGCAACGCCTTCGTGCGCGCCGGGCTGGGCGGGCTGGTCACCCGCTATTACTGGGTCCGCGCCGTCGATCTCGGCGGCAATGTCGGCGACGTCAACTCCAACATCGGCACCGGCGCCACCACCGAGCAGATCTCCCACAACGACCTCGCCGACAAGCTGGTCTCGGAATCGAAGCTCGTCCCCCTTCTGGCCGAACGCATCACCGGGATCGAGAAGATCGCGGAGACGGTCACCTCGGGACTGGTGCGCGTCAACGACAGCTATGCCCGCATCCGCGGCGAGATCGGCCAACGCGAAGCCAACGTCGCGGAGGTGAAGGCGGAGGTCAAACAGGTCCAGGACGACACCCGGTCGCTGGCCAGCCAGGTCACCACCGTCACCGCCCAGTTCGACGGGCAGTTCGCCACCGTCAAGGAGGAGTTGAAGACGCTGGTGACCGCCGACGAAGCGACGGCGACGCGCATCGACACGGTGGCCGCGGTCTGGAACGGCAATCTGGCCGGCGTGCAGGCGAAGCTGACCGCGACGGCGAACGACACCCGGACCACCGCCGAGCGCATCGACAGCGTCGTCGCCGGCTTCAACCAGAACCTGGCCGGTTACGACAGCCGCATCACCGCCACCGCGACGGCGACCAGCGCGCTCACGACGCGGCTGGAGTCCTTCGGGGCCACCATCGATGGCGTGAAAGCCGGCCTGACCAGCGAAACCAACGCCCGCGCGGCGCAAGACGGCGCGCTGGCCCAACGCATCGACAGTCTGCACGCCTCCATCGGCGGCATCTCGGCCTCGTTGCAGAACGAGATCACCGCCCGCGCGAACGGCGAAGGCAGCCTTGCGCAGAGCATCAACACGCTGAACAGCGCGATCGGCGGAAACTCGGCATCGATCCAGCAGATCGCCTCGACCGCGAACGGCCTGTCCGCCCAATACACCGTCAAGATCGACAACAACGGCTGGATGTCGGGCTTCGGCCTCGCCTCCTACCCCTCCGGCGAGAACGGCATGGTCGCCGAATTCGCCGTGCGGGCCGACCGCTTCCTGATCGGCATTCCGACGGTCGCCAGTGGCGTCGACCATCCCTTCGTCATCGGCACCGTGAACGGCGCGCCCAGGATCAGCATGTCATCCGCCTTCATCCAGGACGCCTCGATCGACAGCGCGAAGATCAGGGATCTTGCCGTCGATACGATGAAATTGGCCGGTCGTTCGGTAACCGTCCAGTCCGTTGGAAAAAATGATGGAGATACCCTGATCTATGATGGGAACTGGCATGATATAGGATCAAATGTTTACGTTCCTCCCCTTGTTGACGACAGACAAGAACTTATACTTGTCACATTCGTCCATAATCGTGACAGAGGATTCACAGGAATTGCTGAATATGCTCTCTGGATGAGCCATGATGGCGGGTGGGGAACACCGATATTCTCCGCAGCCGGCGAAAGTGGACATCTGAGATCATTTTCCACTCTTGTGAACATTCCAAAAGGAATTGGGGTTTTCTACGGAGTTACGGCCAGACCCTTGAGCAATATTCCCGTAAGGATATCCCGCGCCGTCTGCACTGCTTTCGGATCAATGCGATGACAATGACTCATTTCGCTCTTTACGACCCCGCCTCCGGCCGCATTGCGACGGTGGTGTCGCTCCCCAACCGCCATACCGAGGAAGCGATGCGGCGACTGGCCGCGGCACATGAGCAGAAAGCCATTCCATGTTCGCCCGATACGAGCAGCACGCTCCATTGGGTGGAGGATGGCCTCATCGCCGAACGACCCGCCGCTCCCCGCAACCTTGACGCCCTGCCATGCCCATGCCGCGTCGAGGTCTACAGCCATGCTCTCGAAACCACCGAAACCTACGAGGTGACGGACGGCTGCTTCCGGTACGCCGACCTTCCCGGCACCTACACCATCACGGTCCGCGCCTTCCCCTGGAAGGACGCCGAATTCACCGTGGATTTGGAAGGCGCACAATGAACGTCACCAGATCACGCACCCGCGACGAGATCGCGAAGCTGCGCGAGCGGGCCTATCTCGCCGCCTGGCCGGCTGCCCAACAGTTGGAAGCCCAGCAGGACAAGCTGGATGGCAACCCCGCCAAATGGGAGCGCATGCGCGCCGACTTCTCGGCCATCCGCGCGCTCTACCCCTATCCCGACACGACCCCCAACGAGGAGACCTGAGATGGCCGGCTGGTATCGCCAAGGCACCGTCGCCCTGACCCCCGGATCGGCCGCCGTCGCCGGCACCGGCACCATGTGGCTGGGCGTCTTGCGTCCGGGCTCCGCCTTCACCACCGACGGCAGGACGCTCTATGAGATCCGCGAGGTCGCCGACGACCGGAACCTGACCCTCGACCGCCCGTGGGAGGGGCAGGCGGCGGCCTCCGCCACCTATGCCGTCATCGCCGCCACGGCGACCCTGTCCAATGCCGAGCTCGCCGGCGAGATCGCGGCGATGGTCGCCAAATGGGCGGTGCGCGAGGACCAGTATGACGACTGGCTCGGCGGCTCCCCGAACGGCGGCCCGAACCATGACGGCAAATACCCGCTGACCGACAGCAAGGGCGTCACCCGTCTGGTCGAAAGCCCGGCCCGCCTGCTCCAGCTCCTCGACGACGGGGTCGTCGAGCATGCGGCGCAGATCATCGCGGCGATCGAGGATGACGTGGCGACCGCCCGGCAGGCGGCCACAAACGCCAGCGCGGCGATCGCCACCGTGAAGGCCGACCGGCAGGCGGTGGAGCAAGCCGCCGCCGCCGTCGCCACCCAGAGCAAGGACAGCGCCACCGCCGCCGCGACCGCGACCGCCCAGGCGGCCAGCGCCGTCCAGCATGCCGACGCCGCGGCCGGCAGCGCCGCCACCGCCACAAGCCAGGCGGCCACGGCCAGCGCCGCCCTGTCGGCGGTGGAAGCGGCACGGGACATCGTGTTAGAGGCGCGCGCCGAGACCAGTGCGGCGGCGACCGGCGCCCAATCCGCCAAGGCGGCGTCCGAAGCCGCGCGCGACATCGCGACCGGGGCGCGGGACACCGCCCTGGAGGCGCGCGACACGGCGCAAGCCGCAGGGGCACAGGCGCGGGACTGGGCGACCAAGACCGACGCCGCGGTCTCCGGCAGCCTGAAGTCGGCGCTGTCCTATGCTCTGGACGCCGCCGCCCAGGCGACCATCGCCAGCACCAAGGCGAATGAATCCGCCGGCAGCGCCGCCGCCGCCGCCACGAGCGCCGCCACCCTCGACGCCGCGGCCACCAACGCGCAGACCGCCGCCGGCGACGCCGCCGCCAGCGCCCAGACCGCCAGCGTCAAGGCCGCCGCCGCCGCCCTGTCGGCCGACACCGCCGGTTCGGCGGCACAGACGGCACAGACCGCCGCGGCCGGCGGCATGACGGCCAAAGCCGCGGCGGAAGCCGCCCGCGACAGCGCGGCCACCGCGATGACGGCGGCGCAGGTCGCCGCGACCCAGGCCGGGCAGTCGCAGATCAACGCCGCCAACAGCGCCCAGACCGCGGCGGGAGCGGCGTCCGACGCCATCTCCGCCAAGTCCGACGCCACCGCCGCCCGCGATCTGGCCGCTTCCGCCCGCACCGAGGCCCAGGGCGCCCGCGATCTGGCCCAGGCCTTCGCCCAGGGCGCCGTCGGCTACCAGCCCAGCCCCGGAGTTTATTCCGCCTTCCACTGGTCCGAACAGGCCAAGGGCCACGCCCAGACCGCCGCCACCATCGTCGGCGGCTCCAATTTCGGCATCGTCGGCGACGGCACCTCCCAGCGCTTCGCCGCCGGCAGCCCCGGTTCGCTGCTGAATTTCGTCCAGGCTCCCGGCGGCAAGATCACCTTCAACCCCGGCAATCAAGCGGTCGCCGTCGGTTTCGACGCGACCACCGCCCCGGTGGCGACGACCGGCGGCATCACCGCCGGCACCGTGCAGGGAGCGCTGGAGGAGATGGACCATCGGCTGTCGGCCGGGGCGGCGAAGCTGACCACCCCGCGCAGCATCAGCCTGTCGGGTGGAGCGACCGGCACCGCGACCGCCTTCGACGGCAGCCAGGACATCGCCATCCCGGTCACGGCGGTGTCGGCGTCGGCGCTGACCGGCACCGTTCCGCTCGCCAATCTGCCGGCTGGCGCGCTGGAGCGGCTGGTCACCGTCGCCAGCGACGCCGAACGCTTCGCCCTGACCACCGCCACCGTGCAGTTGGGCGATACGGTGCAGGTCGGGACGTCCGGCCCGATGTACCGGGTCATCGACGAGGCCAACCTGAACAATGCCGCCGGCTACCGAGCCTACACCGCCTCGCGGGCGACGGCGGTGGACTGGTCGGGGGTGGAGAACCGGCCGACCACGCGCGCCGGCTACGGCATCACCGACGCCCAGCCGCTGAACGGGCTGCTGACCTCCATCGCGGCGCTCGATTCCGGAACCGGCCTGCTCGCCCAGACCTCCGAGAACACCGCCGCCAAGCGCGCCATCGGCGTGGCGTCGGCGACCGACATTCCGGACCGCGCGGCGGCCGACGGGCGATACGCCCAGCTTTCGGGAGCGACCTTCACCGGCGGCCTCAACGTGCGCTCGTCGGCTGTTGAAGCCTTGCATGTGGAGAACGCCGCCGGGACGAAGTTCAGCTTCGTCGGCTTCGACGACGGCAACGACCGCGGGCGCATCGGCGCCTTCGGCGGGTCGGCCTGGAAGAACCTCGCGATCTCGGAGGGCGGGTCGCTGACCGCCATCGGCACCACCATGATGCCGACCGGCGGGGCCAAACTGAATGTCGCCACCGGCATGCAGGTGGACAACAACAGCGTCTGGCATGCCGGCAACGCCCCCATCGATACAGCCGCGTCCCCCGACACGCTGGTCAAGCGCACAGGAACCGGCGCCTTGGCGGCGACGGACATCGCGATTCGCACCACCAACGCCGCCGGGCAGGCCTCCCTTGTCCTCGGCAACGACGTCGATGCGCTGGACGCCTATTATCAGATCAACGGGTCCGGCAACGGCACGCTGGGCGGTCCCCGGTCGCTCAACCTGATCGTCAACAACGGAGGCTACGGGCTATACGCCGGGCGGCTGTCGCCGCGGAGGGTGTTCACCATGGACGCCTCCAGCAAAGTCATCGACTTCGCCCAGCAGCCCACCGTCAACGGCCAGCCTCTCGTCAGTACCCGCGGTTCGGTCGCCAAGTCCGCGGTGACGACGATCCCGGCGGCCGGGTCGGTCAGCGTGCCGGCCCAGACGATCCCGGCCGTCTACACGCAGTTCGTCGGCCAGACCTTCACCGTCGAATACAACACCGAGGCGCAATACAGCCAGGAGAACGCCGCCACCGGCACCGATCAGGCCGCCGGGGCTTTCCAGCTCCACAACATGGCAGGCGGGCAGATCGACAGCGCCACCAAGCTGCTGATCCATGCCGACGGCGCCAACGGTTCGACCGAGATCATCGACGAGCGCGGCATCACGCCCTTCGGAACGCATTGCGGGTGGCTTGACGGCTCATCCTATTGGACAGTTCCAAAGTCCTACAAGCTGGGTTTCGGTGCAAATCAGGACTTCACCGTTTCCTGCTGGATCAGGATTTCCTCTGAAGTTATGGGAACATCTGCGGCTTTCGACTTCATCGACTGCCGCGACTCCGGTTCTACATATTGGCCACAGCTTCTTATCGGCATGTATGGAAACTGGGCGAACCAGGGGAAATTCTATTTCTATGTTCACGCCACCGCTACCACCTCTTCATTTGTTTCCGCCGCAGATACTTGGCATTTTGTGGAGGTCGTTCGATACGCCGGCACTATGACGATGTATGTGAATGGGGTCGTTGCGGCGTCGCGTGCAGACTCCACGTCATTTCCAGCAGCCGGCATGCGCATCGGTGGGTCGCTCTCTGGAGCGGGTTACAGCCCCGTCGGCTGGATTGATCAGGTGCATGTATCACGGGTGGCTCGGCATACCGCAGCATATGCAACACCATCAGCCGCCGAGGTGGCAGATGCCAATAGCATCCACCTGTTCACCTTCGACGACGGGCATGGCGGACAAGTTCTGAAGGATCGGGCGAACAGCGGCCGACCGATCCTACTCGGCGGTACCGGCGCGACGATCTCCAACGAGCAGGCCAAATTCGGCACCACCAGTTTTAAGCTGGGCGCCGGCGGCAGCTGCGTCATCGGTTGGGCCAGCACGCCGCACGCCGATCTGGCGCTGGGCGACAACAACTTCACCACCGATCTGTGGTTCTACAAGACCAATACCGCCGACGGCTGCCTGTGGTGCGCCGGCAACAACGCCTACGGCATGCAAATCCGTACCAACGGCGCCGGCGGAGCGATCACCGCCTACATCAGTACCGACAACTCCAGCTGGAACGTCGCCAACGGCGTCGGCACCGGCGTCGTGCCGGCGGTCAACAGCTGGAACCATTTGGCCGTGGTGCGCAACGGCGGCACGCTTTACATTTTCCTCAACGGCACGCAGATCGGCAGCCACACCGTCGGCACCGGCTCAATCACCATGGGCGGCCCCTATCATTACTTCGGCGGAGTTGGCGACAACTCCTCGATCATGGCCGGCTATATCGACGAGGTGCGGATAAAGCGGGGCGAGGCCGTCTGGATTTCCAACTTCACCCCGCCGACCGCTCCCTACACCGCCGATGACCGCACCGTAGTCCTTCTGCATTTCGAAGGCGCGAACGGCGATGTGGTGACGCTGGACTCGTCGGGCAGCAGCTACGGCACTAGTGCCTTCAGTACGACTACCACGACCCTCGCCTTCACCAACGCCGCGGCTCTTTCCAGCGCGCAGGCCCGCGGCGGGCATAGTACCAGTCTATATACGGGCGGGTCTCAGTTCGCGCAATGGCTGCTTCCCGACAATCCGGCAGCGGGTCACCCTCTGTATTTCGGCAACTATACCAAATGGTGCGTAGAAGCCTGGGCGTACATTCCTGCGGGTGGTTCCCTCGCAATCTTCCAGATTGGTCAGAACCCGGATTCCGGGTCTATGCGGGGCGGCGCAGGCCCTTCCGGCACGACCTTCTACGTCAATGGAAGCGCAATCGCGACTGGACCCGCTCCGGCAACCGGATGGAACCATTTCGCCTTTGTTCGGGAAGGCCGGGGATGGTGTGTCTATGTCAATGGTATCGCTGGTGCCATAGCAGCGCCTTCTACACAATTCACCACGCCGGGCAGCGTCGGCAACTTGTGGGTAGGTGCCTGGAACAATCCCCTCGCTATCGGTGACGGTTACTTCGACGCTATTCGCATTACCAACGGAAACCCGCGCTACACCGCGAACTTCACGCCCGCCACGCTGGTGGCCGACGACATGACCACGCTGATGTGGGTGTTCAACGGCGCGGTCGGCCAGAAATGGGTCAAGGAACTGTCCGGCAACAGCGCCATGATCGCCGCCAGCGGCAACGCCCGCACGGTGAAAGATGGGCGCTACCTCATTCCTGTTTTGACCGGGAACAACTTTGGAATCACCACGGTCAACTCCAGGTTCGGCGGCGGAGCGCTCCAGGGCAACGGCACCGCCGGTAACTACCTTTATGCCCCGCACTCTCTGGAGTTCTGCCCAACCGGCGATTACACCTTCGACTTCTGGGCAAATGTTGGAGTCGGAGCGGGTCGCATGTTCGGCAAAAACAATGGCACCACCTGGTCGATTTCAGCCTACTGGACTGGCTCGGTCATTACCTTCCAATATTACGACAATGCCGGAAATTACAACGACTTCAGCTCCACTGACATTGCCACAGGGACTCACCACTTCGCATTCGTCCGCAGTGGGACGACCGTGACGATCTATGTGGATGGGGTAGCCAATGCAAACCGCACCTGGGCGAACGGTGTCCGGCAGGATACCGCCGGCAACTTCCAACTTCTCGCACAGCCTGACGGCTCTCAGACCAGCAGCATGTGGATCGACGAGTTCCGCTACAGCACCGTGGCCCGCTGGACCTCCAATTTCACCCCGCCCACGATTCCCTACGGCCAGCAATATGTCACCGGCCCGTTCGCCGTCTCGACCACGGCGGCGACCAGCATCGACGTGTCGGACTGGAGCACCATCCATTCGGCGACGATCAGCCAGACCACCCCGCCCGGCACCAGCATCAGGTGGGCGGTCAGCTTCGACGGGCGCGCGAGCTGGAAGACATGGAACGGCTCGGCCTGGGCTCCCCTCTCCTCCTCCACCGGCGTCGCCGTTGACGCGAACGGCAATGATTACCTGACCTTGCAGAACGCGCTCGCCAACCTGAATGTCGAAGCCATCGGCAGCATCGACTTCCTGTTCTCGCTGAAAACCAACAATCCGAACTTCTCGCCCAGCGTCGACGCCGTCACGCTCGCCCGTGACGAGTATGAGCTGGCGGTGCCGAAGACCGACTACACCATCAAGCGCAACGGCGCGGCCGGGACCGAACTCCACCGCATCACCAACCTGAGGCCCTACCCGGTCAACATCGTCTACGACTACGTCGCCTGACGCGCGGGGGCGCCCGACACGGCCGGTCCCGGCGGCACCCCCGGGACCGAGCCCGACCCGCATCTCCTCAAAACCCACATGGGAGCACAACCGATGCCCGATCCGATCTGCAAGGCCGCCATCGAGCTTGTGAAGCATTTCGAGGGCCTGTCGCTCGACGCCTATCTCTGCCCGGCCGGCATCCCGACCATCGGTTACGGCCACACCGCCGGCGTGTCGCTGGGCCAGCGCATCACCGCCGAAAAGGCCGAGGCTCTGCTGGCGGACGACCTCGCCGCCGCCGCCGCCGCGGTCGATGCGCTGGTGACGGTGCCGCTGACCGGCGGCCAGCGCGGCGCGCTCGCCAGCTTCGTCTTCAATCTGGGCCGGGGCAATTTCCAATCCTCGACCCTGCTGAAACGCCTCAACGGCGGCGATCCCGAGGGGGCGGCCGGCGAGTTCGGCCGCTGGGTCAACGCCACCGTCCAGGGCCGGAAAACCAAGCTCCCCGGTCTGGTGAAGCGCCGGGAGGCCGAAACCCTGCTGTTTCGCCGCAACCTGTTCCTGACCAGGATGGCGGCGGCGGACCCGATGCCGCAGGCCGTCGACACGCCTGCCGCGTGACGGCTGGCAGCCTGGCCGCGAAGCCTCTACACTGTCGCCTCTTTCAAGGGGGGAACGGTGACGGGGGAGCGTAGGCGGGCGACCGCGGTGGATGTGGCGCGGTTGGCGGGCGTGTCTCAGTCGGCCGTCTCCCGGTGTTTTACCGAGGGCGGCAGCGTGTCGCCGGAGATGCGCTCCCGCGTGCTGGAGGCGGCGCGGCGGCTGTCCTACCGCCCGAACGCCATCGCGCGCAGCCTGACGACCCGTCGCACCAACCTGATCGGCGTCGTCATGGGTGATCTGGACGGGCCGTTCCAGCCCTATCTGTTCGAAACGCTGACCCGCGGCCTGACGTCGCGCGGCAGGCAGCCGCTGCTGGTGCGCGGCGATCCGGCCGACCCGCTGGACGGCACGGCGATGGCCGCCCTCGATTATCAGGTCGATGCGGTGGTGGTGACCGCCGGCAGCGTGTCGCCGATGGCGATCCGTGGCCTGATGGCGCTGGGTACCCCGCTGCTCCTCTACGGCCGGGCGGTGGCGGCCGACGGGGTGGACAGCATCTGCTGCGACAACCCGCTGGGCGCCCGTCTGGTGGCCCGCGCGCTGGCCGCCGCCGGTCACCGCCGCATCGCCTATCTCGGCGGACGCCCCACCGCCTTTTCCGAACAGGAACGCGGCGGCGCCTTCCGCGACGAGCTGGCGAAACTGGACATCCCTCTGGCCGCCGCCGGAGAGGGCGACTACAGCTACGACAGCGGCCATCGCGAGGCGCTGCGGCTGCTCGCCGGTCCCGACCGCCCGGACGCCCTGTTCTGCGGCAATGACGCCATGGCCTTCGGCGCGCTCGACGCCGCGCGCACCGCGCTCGGCCTGAGGGTGCCGGAGGATCTGTCCATCATCGGCTTCGACGATGTGCCGATGGCCGCCTGGCCGAGTTTCGCGCTGACGACCGTCCGCAACCCCGTCGACGGCATCGTGTCGATCCTGCTCGACATGCTGGAGCGCCGGCTGGCCGATCCCGAGGCGCCGCCCGTGCTGCACCGCCCGGCCCCGGTCCTGGTCAGGCGCGGATCGGCGCGCCTGTGA